GCCATCATTAGGTGTAACCCTATCCTTCCGAGAGGCAGACAGGCCAAGGGTTTTATCTGCCCTCGCTAAATTTGGCACCAACTTTAATCAGAGACAGATCCATGTGCGTGGCAGGAGACAGCCCAGAACTGTCGCAGGCCATCAGTACGAAGACGGATCATACAATACGCCTACTGTCAGATTTAATCTAAAAAAACCGATGTCTAGAAAAGAGATACAGGGGGTGATAGACTCCTCTGATCTCGATGGACTGACGATAACAGATCAGTATCTTGAGACTTATTTTGTAGGAGACCCAACAAATGCCGACCAATTCAACGATTTTATCAAGGCTACGCAACGCGCAAGGAAATCCCTTGGAGGAAGGGTACAAAATACTAGGAGAGATATTTCCAGACTCTGGGCCTACGGAAGAGACAGAGATGTCACAGACAGCAGACTCCTCTACGGAAACATACAAGGTAGATTTCGTCCCCCGTCAGGCGACAGGGCGTCGGCGTCAGCGTTAAGAGTAGCATCCCGTTTAGCTAATCGTTTATTCCAGCCCTCCCAACAAGCACTAACAATAACTCCAGAGAAGCGACAGCTTCAACGGCGTATCGCAGATGCATATGATGCTCTGCGCTTGAATGCTTTGGATGATCCGATAGTTCGACATGCTTACGAACAATTAGCTCAAGAACTTTTACCACAGTTCGATTCACTTCCTATTAAGATAGAGGTATGGGAGGGTAAGGGGGAGCCTTACGGGGGCAAGAGAATGTCTACCAAGATGCGGGAGGATGTTCTCTTCAACAACCACCTGTATATCTATGGCACTGATGTCGGAGCATTTGGGCCTCCCGGTGTAACCTACGATAACCATCCGTTGCTTGTCGACAGCGGGCGCACTGATATGAAGGGGCGTCCTCTTCTCTATAACGATCTTCTTCGTGCCGTCCATGATTACTACGCACATACGATGTCGCCTGTTACTTTCGGGCCACGAGGGGAAGAGGCTGCATGGCGTAATCATATGTTAATGACGGATAACCCGTGGGCTAGATGGGCTTTAACATCAGAGACAAGAGGTCAGAATAGCTGGGTTAATTTCCGTGAAGGAGTTGCTGAGTTGCCTCTGCGGGAACGCCAGTTCTCTGAACAGAAGGTTGATCTTCTCCCGCTTGAGTTTGTAATGGTCAATGATGCTACGGTAGACGCTTCTCTGGCGGAACTACCGGGGAGTGAGGGGCTGTCTCTACCGCCTCCACAAGGAGAGGCTGTAATACAGGAAGAAGAGGCACGGCCACGCAGGCGGGCCATTGATCCCGCTGTATTTGAATCAATGCGCGGGAGGGGGATGTCCCTTACCCTTGAGCAGGAAGAGGGGGTAGCTACTCTTGTAGCCAGAAGCGGGGATCAGAAGATAGAAGTCAGGGGGCAGCCGGGGGTAGGGGCTGTCTATGAAGGGGGTAATCTTGACAGGGTGATAGATGCTATCCCCCGTGCAGCAAACATCCCCGCCCTGTTCGCAGGAGAAACCGTTCATCTCTCCTCCGATATTGCCGCCCCCGTTCTTGACGCACTACAGGCGGTGGAGCAACCAACTCGCAGGCGTGCCATTGATGAGAAAATCCGCTCTGGCCCCCGCGCGATGACGAAAAAGGAGGCGGGGGCTCTTGAGAGAAGTTTCGGTAGATTCCGTAATGTAACAGACAGAGATTTTGTTCCCCTCAAAATGTATAACGGAGGTGTCACCCCGGTTTTCGTAGAGGGGAAGAGATATCCTGTGGTGCTGCTCACTGGGCATAATGAGTGGTCAGACAGTCTTGGTAAGTATGTTGGTTGGGGACAGAAGCACACCTCATTGCATCTTGATGACATCGTTGAGAACACCAACTATAACTCCGTGGACTCTTTTGTGTCTGGCATCCTTAATATGTATAACGCCAACAGAATTGGCGGGACATTAAAGGAGGCAGGGTTTGAGGTATTTGAATCAGATAACTACACCGACAATATACTAGGAAAGAAACTTGTTATCCGCTGGTGGTATGACAAGTGGGCTACTCCCGGTACTCTTGTCGTGCAGCCTATTAACCTTGCTGCAATTTTCCCCGGCAACCCAGCCGCACATAATAAGAACTTTGCCTCTCTCGTAACTGCGTATGCGCTTCCCGTAGTGAAGGGTAAATACAATGTGCGTCCAACCCAGATCATTAGCCCTGCTGTTAGCTTAACTGCAAGGAGGGTGGCCAACGGTGCCACCGCCGATAGGCCCATCCTCACGCTGTCCCAGAAAGATAAGCGCAAGCACCAGATAAACAATCCTGAAGGACTTGAAGCCTCTGATAGGGCGATGCTGAATGAGGTGATGGGCTCCACCAAGAAAGAGCGCAAGACTATAGGTGACTACGTCCTTGGGATGTTCCGTTATACCGACAGCTTCTCTCGTCCCAGTCGTTGGCGGTGGAATTATGTAGATAGGTGGGAAGGAGTACGCGCTGTTGAGGTGGCTCTAAAGAAGAAGTTCCCAGACCTCTATGCCAATATCTATGCCGACTCCAGTGCGGCAGCCATGATGGCTATGCTCGATAGGTCTTCTGGTTTGATGCAACAGTACCTGACGGCAGGCCCCATTATGTACAGCCGTGGGATGTTTCATGCCATTAATGAAAGAATAGTACAGGCAGCACCTCCTGAACTACGGACGGTATTAAGGCAGGAGTTATCTGACCTCAAGGTCCGTGCCGGGTATGCCCCAGAGGATGAGGTGAAGGGCCTCATGCAGATATTCAATCCTCTCTATGACCTTCGTAAGCATGGTGGCTTGGAGGCGTGGGAACTCTATGCTGCTGCGAGGAGGGCCAAGCGCCTGAAGGAGCCAACGCCACAACACCCCAAGGGGCGTGAGTTCTTGATGACAGACGAGATGATACAGCAGGGCTTGGCGATAGCAGCTAAGACGCAGTATCAGGACGCCAAAGGTAACTCTATAATTGAGCAGGTTTATGATGACTACCAGAAACTGAACAATGCCCTGATCTTAATGATGGAGGATGCGAACCTGATCTCCGCAGAAGCAGCCCAGATGTGGAGAGATAACAGTGACTACCTCCCGTTCTATAGGGAACTCTTTGTAGATGATACTAAAGGAGGAGGTCTGGATGGTCAGGTGGTTTATGATGTACCAGTAACTGATCAGGATGAAGTGCTGAATGCTACCTCAGCAAACACTGCCGCTGGAGCTAACAATAACCTCTTCCAGAATATGTACAATGTCCCAGCCCCAAGGGAACTGAAGGGAGGAAAGCCGACGTTCTTTATCATGGTCAATGGGGTGAGGGACGTGAAGGTCTTTGACAAGAAGACTGGGCCGGTAATCCTTGAGAGGATTGATCGGTTAAAGAGATTGAATCCTGAAGGAACGAGAATTGAGGTGAAGGCCAGCACCCAGCGAATCCAAGATCCTCTGGAAAATATTCTCCGCAATGCCAACGCCGCCATCACTGCTTCCATGCGGAACGTGGGGATGCTGCGTGCTATTAGGGATTTGGGTCGGCTGAATATGGCAGAGCGTATGACGAAGACGCCCCTGTCTATGGCAGACGATCAGATAGGTGTCAGGATCAATGGGAAGACGGTGTGGTTTCACACGTCAGACCCGCTGCTTCTCCACTCCATGCAGTCTACCGGCGATCTACAGATACCGGGCATGTCGATTATGTCTACCCCTGCAAATGTTCTTCGTGAACTGGTGACGAAGACGCCTGACTTTATGCTGTCGAATATGTTGCGTGATACGGTTAGTGCTTGGGCTACGTCAGGAACAGATGTCTGGCCCGTTATTGGTACTGCATTAGGTTTTGGAGAAGCTCTGGGTGGCGGGGGAAAGGCTGCCTTATTGAGGTCTAGTGGTGTCTTTGGCGGATATGATTTCAAGAACGACCCAAGAGATGCGAAGCGGGCATTGCAAAAGTATATGCTGAGGGGTGTCGCTGGCGCAGGATCAAGTAAAGATTATCTAACCAAAGGATGGATACCCAGCATCAGGTCTCCACTAGCTCCGGCCATGAAGCTGTGGCAATTCGCAGATGACATAACAGTAGCCACCGATATGGGAACCCGTATTGCTGTCTACAATGCCGTCCTAAGAGAGACGGGGAATGAAGCACAGGCTGCTTACGAGGCCCTTGAGGTTATCAACTTCTCTCGCAAGGGGCGTAATTCAGCCATGCGATTTGTTACGGCGATGGTTCCCTTCTTGAACGCGAGGATACAGGGGCTGGATGTACTATGGCGTGGCAGCCCAGCCAGCGCAGATGGTGTCAGCAGCTTCAAGGTAGCAGAAAGGAAGCGCAGATTTATCTGGCGTATGGCTACTCTTGTCGCCCTGACTGGAGCATATACCCTTGCTCACAGTGAAGACCCGGAAGAAGACCCACACTACGCCAACGCCACCGATGAGAAGAAGGATATGTACTTTATCATCAAGCCTCAGTGGCTTGGTCTTGATCCCAAGACAGTTTGGGTGCCAAGGATTCCTATCGCCTTTGAGGTGGGGCTGTTAACCAAGGTACTGCCAGAGCGTTTGATAAGGCTGATCAACGGTACTGATGATGTCAAGGATTTCAGAAAAGCTATGCAGAGAGGAGTGGTCGGCACACTGAACATGAACCCCATACCACAGTTTATGAAGCCGTTGGTGGAATCTGCGGTGAATATAAGAATGTATGATGGGTCATCTATCGTTCCTTATTATTCGGAGACGAATGCCGCTGAACAAGCGCGGGCTGGTGTCGGGGAAACTGCCAGAGAACTAGCAAAAATAACAGGTATCTCGGCTGAGAAAATAGAACACATACTGATAGCATACACGGGCACACTTGGACGCTATGCCCTCCAAGGGGTGGACTCGATCTCAAGGTCGATAGCGGGATATCCCGATGCCCCGGCGATGAACCCGACAGAGTATCCATTCTTCCAGAGGTTCTTGCAGGATGAACTTGGGGGTGGAGACCTTCAGTCTTTCTATGCATTGAAGGAGGCGCTTACATTTGTTACGGACTCCATTGCCGAGGATGAGGCCAACATGAACTTTGAGTCGGCGGCTCATAGGCGCAAAGAGAACTGGGCGCTGGTGTCTCGCAAGGCGCGAATAAACTATTTGGATGGCAGGATCTCTGAACTGCGTAGTCAGGAGGTGCGTATCAGGGCTGACCGTGTGATGAGCAGTGAGGAGAAACGAAAATATATCCGTCAAATTAAGCGCCTGAAATCAGATATACTCACTGGTATCCGCGACCTTTCCAACCAAATTAACAGGGAGTTGAGGGAGTAGATGCTCGACCTTCAAAGGTTGGCTGACCAACTGATACACCATGAAGGCATGGAATGCTTCCCTTACACCGATACCGTGGGCAAGGTTACTGTCGGGGTAGGAAGGAATCTGACAGACAGAGGGCTCACCAAGGAGGAGTGCCGCCACCTACTGGCCAACGATATTGCCATATCTATCGGTGAACTGGAGAGGAACTTCGACTGGTTCACTAAGCTGGATGACACGAGGCAGGCTGCAATGGTAGACCTGCATTTTAATCTGGGGATCAACCGCCTGAAAACATTTAAGAAAACTCTACGGCTAATAGAGGCGTGTGTGTTAGGTGATAATTACTACACAGCAGAGCAGATTACCAAGCTGTGGCACAAGGTGGCCAAAGAACTACTCGATTCAAAGTGGGCAACGCAGGTAGGACAGAGGGCTCAAACCCTTGCGCGTATGCTCCAACTGGGAGACAATCCCACCAATTCTAATAATGACAGGAGCACATGATGGATATACTAGGTTGGATCAGTAGCTGGCCCTCCTACGTTCACGCGATTTTTGGGATCGTCAGCGCAGCAACTGCACTCACGGCACTCACCCCCAGCAAGGTTGATGACAAGATTGTTAACTGGATCTTAATTGCACTCAACGTGCTGGCTGGCAACGTAATGAAGAACAGGAATAAGGATGCATGAGCATCCTCGGCATCTTCAAGGGGCTGCTCAAGTTGGGCGGTGTTCTCGCGGAGTGGGCCCGCAACCGCAGCCTGATGAAGGCGGGGGAGGCCAAGGCCGTAGGCAAGGGCTTGGTTGATGCGTTCAGTGCTCTTAAAACTGCTCGCCGTGCCCGTGATAGTGCTGACATTCAGCGCTTGCGGGATAAGTATGGCCCCTCCAAGCCAGACTGACATCAAGTATATCCCCTGCCTGAGCTTGCCCGGACCCTTCCCTTATGTTGAGGAGGGGGTAGTGTGGGCAGAGTCCACGCTGGTATGGGGGGATGAATACAACGCCGTATGGGAAGCTCTCTGCGAGGAATGATTGCTAATCGTTGAACGCTTGATGCAGCCTTGGTTCCGAGGAAAGAATACTCTTGGAGTAAAGCAGTTCTACGATAGCAACGCGGTGCCCATAGCCCGTGATCTGGAAGAGAGTTTCAAGGACATACGCAAGGAGTATAGTCGTGTCATACAGCGGTATGATGACTTCGCTCCGTTTCAAACCATAAGCCCAGATCAAACCTACATCAGCAACGATGACAGATGGCGACTGTTCTTCCTGAAGGGCGCTCGCATCTGGTTCAAGAAGAACTGTAGGCTGATGCCTACTACCACCGCCATTTTACGCCGCCATCCCTATGTGATCTCTGCCTACATTTCTGTGCTTGGCCCAAGGAAGAAGCTCAACCCTCACTCAGGGCCTTACTCAGGGGTGCTGAGGCTGCATCTGGCGCTCGACATACCTCACCCACACCGCTGCTACATAGTGGTCGGGGGCGAGAAAGCCTACTGGAGGGAGGGCCACTGCCTCTTCTTTGATGACACCTATGAACATTGGGCAGTCAATAATACTGATGAGCTACGGGCCGTACTGTTCATGGATGTCCTGAAGCCATTGCCCCGGCCCCTGAACTGGCTGAACTATTTTATCGTGTATGTATCAAGAGTATTTCCCTATGTCGTTATACCGTGGCTCAGGCATAAAAAATGGGAGAAGAAATTCTTCGGAAGTCTTGAAAATGACAAAGAGGTATAGCCATTGGTTCTGGCACAGTTCTCTTATACAGTGGATTGAAGGTGCGATAGTTAAGCTGGATAATTTCATATGGCGTAAGCGTTGGAATGGCCGGTAAAACACCAGTGTATGAATTTACGAGAATATTATATTCTAGAGATATAACTCATTCTCAACACCTCTTGATGGAGGAGCTTATTAAAGCGTGTCAGAGATTGTTCAACCGATCACCGATGCCTTTGTGGGATCAGCTATATATGTTGAAGACCATATCTTACAGGGAATTACAAAAGGAATATAAGAAGTATATGACAGAGGATGTGGCGGAATGTTCGGAGTTTGATCCTGATGGCTGGCATGTCTGCCCGTGGTGCGGCGCTGCTACCAGAGTGGTGTTTGTTCACGGCCATTATCAATGCACTCAATGCCACCGCTCAGTCAATGATTGCTGCGAAGGGATCATGCAGCAATCGACAGGGCATCAGTCGCCCTCTTCAAATAATCAGGACTGAACTTCGCATACACTCTCTCGGTGATCCTGCTGTCCTTGTGGCCTAACAGTTTTGACACCTCGATCAGAGGAACGCCAGCCCGAACCAATAGCGTGGCCACGGTGTGTCTTAATGTGTGAGGTGTAACGCCCTCCAGTCCTGCTGCCTTGGTCACCTTCCTCCATGTCTTCCTCATGTCCCTGATGCGACGGCCATTATTGTTGACCACATAGATGCTGTCTGACTGAAGAAGCGCTAGCAACTCACGCATCTCAGAAGAGATGGGTACTACCGCTCTCGCCTTGCGTCTGGCACATCGTGGGCCATCCTCGTTGAAGTCAATGAACCCTTCCTCCAAGAATACCCTGTCCGTGGTGAGACCAAGGATGGCTTCCTTACGCTGGCCTGTTAACAGAGCCATAGCAATGAACGCCCAGACATGGGGATAAGGACGCGCCGCAGCCAGCAGCCTGTCGCACTCTTCCTTGGATAGCCATCGTTGACGGGGCGGCGGAGAGGGGAGGCGTGGCACCAGCACCAGCTTATCGGTGTATCCTTGGGCGTAGCACCACCTGATGGCAGCACTCAACACACCCAGTTCCCTGTTAATTGTACCTGCCGAAGCCTTTCTATTGGTCGTATAGCTGCTCAGAGTATGGCCATTAAGGCTATGAAGGGGCACGTTGCGTAGGAATACCGCCATATTTTTCCATGCAATCTCAGCGCGCTGGGTGTCGATAGCTGTATGGCCAATGTGATACCTAAGATATAACTGGACAGTGTCTCCTACTGTTGCTACTTTTCGTTTGATGTTGCCGCGTTGTGCAGTCATCAGGTTACCTCACCTTGGGGGGGGCGGTTGGTCGCTGCCCCCCCTATTTCTATGTGTGGGGGCCATCCGATTCAATCTTCTTGATGACCTTCTCTGCTAGTACATCTCCAAGTGTATGACCCGCCGGGTAGCGCGGTGAAGTTACGATGGAACGAAGGACTGCTGCGGCTTCATGGACCCCTCGAAGAAACTCATTGCCTCCCGCATCGACAGTGACAACCCCCCCAGAGATAGCCGCCGCATGGCTGGAGAGGTAGTGTTCAACAGCCTCTCGCACCAGTGCCGCTGGCGTGACGCCTTTCTCTTCTGCCTTGACGTGGACTCCGTCAATAAGAGCAATAGGGAACACGATGTTCCATGTCTTGCTCTCCTCATCCAGTCGCCGAGGTCGGTGTTTCTTGCCCGCCATCTTGCACTCCTGTTATCTGCTCATAGATATCTTCTACCACCGCTGCGTAACCAGCAATATCAACGTGGCTATCGTGACTTGGCTTCTGTTGGCACCGGGCCATCTTCACGAGCATCATCATCATCGCCGCATCGTAGGGCGTGATGATACCAGAGGAACCCCAGCTTCTATTCCTTAACCAGCAATTCCAGAGGTCAGCTATCCTCATGTGGTTGACCGCCGCATCTCCGTAAGCCTCAGCACGAGGCCCGGTGACGAGAGCCTCCGCCTCAGCAAGCAGCTCTCTCTTGATCTCATCCGTCAATGTCAGCCTCCATAAGTATGGCGCGGGCAATAAAGTGTTGTCTGATGATAACCCACCTGCTCTGGGCATCCACATTGTCTTTCAGTTCAGCCCTGCTCTCTACTTTGAGCAACTGTTTCACGCCGGTTACTACTGCCTCTTCGGTCTGTTCCTCGGAGAAGCCGTTGTCTACTATCCATTTTTGGAAGTCGCTGTCCCTGCATAGAGCACCAGCAGACGTGACCATACGTTTACCCTCACGCACGCTCTCAGGCTCTATGATCTCCTCGTTATCCCCCATCCTGACCATGCCTACCATGTAGCGCGAGCCTATCGGATCAGACAGGAGGGGGCTGGGTACATCGCTGGGATGGATAACAAGGGATATAACGATGCCGTCTTTGCTCTGTCTAAGCACTGACTTGACCGCCTCAAAGCCGTAGCTGGCATCCTTGATGTTAGTGGCCATCGATAAACTCCATCGGGTCTACTCCTTGCAGCGCC